ATTTAATTCCTGTTAACTACGATACAGAAGAACCAACAGTATCAGCAAGGGATTTACACGAAGCACTTGAGATTAATAAAAGATTCTCAGCTTGGTTTGAATCAAATTCACAAGGATTCGTAGAAAACGAAGATTTTACAAGTGTACTTACAGGTACGGTTGTAAACAACGGAGCACAACGCGAACTACAGGATTATAAAATGTCTGTAGATATGGCAAAACATATTTGTTTAATGTCCAGAACTGAAAAGGGAAAACAGATTAGACAGTACTTCCTTGACTTAGAAAAAGCCTGGAATACACCAGAACAGATCTTTGCGAGAGCATTAAAGATGGCTGATAGAACAATAGACAAATTAAAGACAGAGAAAGCTGCATTGATTGAAGACAATGAACGTATGAAGCCTAAAGAAATCTTTGCTGATGCAGTAACAGCGAGTAAAGATTCTATTCTGATCGGAGATTTAGCAAAAATTCTTAAGCAAAAAGGAATTGATATTGGTCAAAACAGACTGTTTCAAAAACTCAGAAATAACGGATATTTAATCCAAAGAAGAGGTCCAAGTTGGAATATGCCAACACAAAAGAGCATGGAAATGGGATTGTTTGAAGTTGAAGAAAGAACGATCACAAATCCAGATGGAACGACAAAGATCAGAAAGACTACAAAGGTTACTGGTAAAGGGCAGCGGTATTTTATTAATAAGTTGCTTGCTGCAAGTTAAGTGAAAAAAAGGCATCCGGTTGATCTCTGTCCGCAAGCCACTATAAACCAAGATTGTTGTAAAAAAGTCGTAGTAATAGTCGTGGTAGTTGTGGGTTTCGGGATGATCTTAGGCGACAGGACGTAAAAAGATGATCACATATGCGGACAGAGATCAGCCGGATGGACTGAATTATATACCACAGTAACTATTAACCGCATAAGAAACAGCCAGTATAAGCCATGAGCCTGCTGCCTAAGGCAGTGGGCAGAAAGGAGAACTGATGGCAGGTTACAGCAAAGGATTTAAAAGACGTGTTGTACAGTTATGGATCCAACATGGTATGTCCACAAATGAGATCAGCAGAACATCAGGCATCGATCATAAGACATTGATGAGGTGGTATAAGCGTTTCTACCCTGAGATAACAGGGGGGGGGCAAACGAGACAAAGTGCAAGGATTTAAGATGGCACTATATAGGTAATTGTGCCGGATATCATAAGTAAAGGAGTATGATCAGACAGCTTAACTTTCTATCTGATTAAGATTCTTCAAGTAACTATTAATGAAGCAAGCAAACATAAACATATTTTTTCAGGCTTTTTGTATTTTTTATTTTTCACAAACTAGATTTGGTATTACAATTTTTCAACAAATCACGAAACGAAGAATCACAGCAGTTTATATGATCAAGCAAAGAATAAGGAGAAAGTGATCAGTATAAGCTGTTTCAGGTAGAAAGTTAAGCTGTCTGAGATAGGTAGATAGTATGAGTAAACAAGATTATATAATGCAGGGCAGAAATGAAGGAATTGCGTTCTGTGACAAAATAGCAAAAGAAAAAGGATTAGAAGAGCTACAGAGAATAACAAGACAGAGAAATCTTGCAGGGCTTCGAACACTAATAGATCCAAGAGAACTTGATCAGGATTTTAGAGATGCAACACTACAGATTTTAGATACTGTATTGATCATGAGTCTTATAGTCTTGAAAGATGAATTTGATTTCGGAACTAAGAGATTAGATCGATTCAAAAAAAGATTCAATGACAAAACAGAGTGTTTAGAAACAGGAAATGTGACATGGATCGATATGATCGAGCAGGTCAGAGAAGAAAACAACATTAAATTAGATCTGAGAAAGAATGATGTAGTGATGGCGTGGAGGAAAAAATAATGGTAAACAAGAAAGAATTTAAAGGCTACATCTGTGAGATCACAGGCAAGCAAATTAAGGACATGAAGCTGTGTCCGGACAAGGAGCAGAAGCTAAGGGTTCGGATCAAGTGTGATGATAGTTGTATTCATTGTGAGAAGGAGAAAGAACATGAATGTGATTAGAATAAGTGAACGAAAAGGTACAGAAGCAAGAGGAACTTGCACAGAATGTGGCAAAGAATCACGAGAGGACCAAGAAATTTTAAAAATAAGATTCGACCATTATGAATCAAGCATTTTCTTGTGTGAAAGATGTCTTAAAACTTTGCATCATGTTATTGGAACATGGATTAAGGAGTGAAAAATGTGTACATTACAATTTAATGTAGATGGAGAATTTATAACGGATCTATCAAGAGAATGGTTTTATGTAGAGGGCAAGGGATACGACAAGTGCATAGAGCTGTTAAACAGTTGCATGAGTGGAACTGATGAAACCAAAGACCAGATCAGAAGGCATGCGGAAGATCTTTTACTTGGACGTGCAGCGTTAAAAGGCAGCACAAGAGAAGGTTCTTACCATCTGGAGATATATGGACCTGAAAGCGAAGAAAAAATGCCGGAATATATGAACGTATGGGATATTGTGGGAGAGCAAAAGAAAGTTAAAGATGAATTAGAACGGTATAAAATGCGTTGGAACGTTGCAATGAAAATCATTCCTAGATATCTAAAAAAGAGAATTGCTGATGAACTTGATGAAGAGATTACAGACCCACAGCCGGTAGTATCAAGAGAGTTAGATAGTTATATGAAAAGAATGCTTGATACAGAGGAACATACAACCAAAGATTATGGCTGGTTAGAACCAAGCGGAAAATTCCATGCGGTAAAATGGGGAGATCATCAAAAGTGGGCTTATGAGTATTTAGAAAGTAAGGTAAAAAATGACGAAGAATATTCAAAGCTGCCGAGACTTTATGAAGCTGGGGATGTATTGACAAAAGAAGGCTGGGTACTTCTTCATAACCCGTCGCAGGGCATTGCAATAGCAACAAGAAATCCATGCAAAGATTATACAAAGGCACAGAAAGAGTTTTTGTTTGAATATTACATGGAAAGAAACTGTGAGAAAGAAGCAAATGATGTTTGGAAAGAATGAAATTGTTAAAGAAAGTTAAGGAGAAGAGAATATGAATGAACAAATTACAATACATTTAGATAATTTAACCGAAGAAGAAAGAGAACAGTTTACAAAACTGTTAAGTAAAGCGAGTGAAGAATCGAGCAAGGGAAGTCGCGTGTGGAAGCCAGAAAACAATGAAGAATATTATTTCATAAACGATTTTGCCACTGCAGATACAGATATTTGGGGTGATTCCTATGCCGATCATAAACGATTTGAAATTGGGAATGTGTATAAAACGAGAGAGGAAGTGTGCTTTGCATTAGAAAGAGCAAAGGTAAAAGCAGAACTGAAAAGATACGCATTAGAGCACAATGATCCAGAAAAGGAAGCGTGGGATTTAAAAAACAGCCATTTTGGATTGACACTTAAACATGATACAAAAGATATTGGACAAACAAATTTAAAAATATTTCAAGACGAATCAGCTACATGTTTTACATCAGCTCCTATTGCTCGTGACGCAATTGAAGCAGTTGGGCGAGAAAGAATTTTAAAATACATTTTCGGTGTAGAGGTAGAAGAATAATGGTTGAGTTTATTGCAGGATTATTTATCGGCGCAGTAGCAGGAGTGGCAGTGATGTCACTCCTGCTACTGCGAAAGAGAGGGATGAGTTATGACAAGGGAAGAAAAGATAGATGAATTATACAATTTTTGCAATATGCATGATAGTTGTGACCAATGCAAATTTGATGATTTTACATCAGCTTGTGAGTTTGAGGATATGTGTAATAAAAAGATTGATAGATTTTATGATGTGATGGTCGGGCATGAAACTAAAGTAGGAGAAGAGGATGTGAAGGAAAAACCTAAAACTGTCACCGAGAATCTTACAGGTGTCGTGAAAGAGGATCACGAGAGGACAAAGACGGTAACTGACATTCTGGAAGAAGTAAAGCAGGAGATGTGTGATGGCTATTGCAAGTATCCAACTATTATAAATGATAGAGAAGATTTATTTGCAGATAACAGTCCATGTACGGAATGCCCGTTAACTAAATTATAAGGAGTTGATACATAAATGGCATATAGAGATTGTCCGTGCCTAAATTATAAAGATAGATCACACGGATCAAAGAGAGTTGCTTGTCAGACAGGATGTGAGAAGTATCTGTCCTGGAAGGCAAAGGAACAGGAATTAAGAAGAAGAGAGAAAGAATCACGGCCTTATTACTCAAATGCAAGAAAAGCGATCATAAGAAACCGCCAGATGAAAAGAAAGAGCGGTAGGCAGATATGATTGATCCATGCAAGGCCTGTGCAGAGATAATCTGCATGGGCATTTGTGCCGATCGGGCGCAATACAAGCAAGAGTATCAGGAGATGGCGGATCGGATAAGGCAGCAGATAATAAATCGTAACAGGAGGGGAGAACGTGGACAAGAACGTACTGATCCAATATTGTGACATGAAAGAAGAAATTAAAGATTTAAGGAGAAGAATCACAGAGACTGAAAAGCAGATCTGGAAGATTGCAGAAGAAGGAACGGTAAAAGACACAGTAAGCGGCGGTATGGGTGGAATACAGCACTTTGTTGTTGAGGGTATGCCAGTACCAGAACTTAGCAGAAAGAGATTACTACTCAATAAGCGGAAAGCGATGCTGATTGAAAAAGAAAATGAGCTTCTGGAACTTATGAACCAAGCGGAAGAGTACATAAACAGCATTGAGAAGAGCGAACTTAGAATGATGTTTAGGTTCTACTACATTGACGGCATGACATGGCTGCAGGTGGCACACAAGATGAATCAGTTACATCCAAAGAGACGAGTAGCATATACAGAAGACAGCTGCAGAATGAGAAATGCAAGATTTTTTCAAGAAAATTAGAAAATGTTCGGTCACGTTCGCAAAAAATAGGCTAATATATAAGCTAGAGCGATTAGATGAAGCGATACTTCATAATTAGTCCTCTTCTTTTTACTTATGAATGAACTCGGGTGATCTTCGGACCCCGAGTCTTTTTATGTCTAAATTTAGAAAGGAAAGAGATATGAATTTTAAAGATGCATTTGAATTAATGAAAAAAGGTCATAAGGTAAAACTTCCATCCTGGGGCGGATATTGGTACTGGGACATAGAAAAGCAAACAATTATGATGCAGTGCAGACCGAAAGACACTGACAAAGGACAGGGAGATTTATTGGACATTAGAGAAACACAGAGAGTTGAGTACACACTTTCTAACATCTTATCTGATGAATGGGTAATCGCAGACGAAAAGAACTGCCCTGTACTTGGTGGAGAAGCTACATTTAGCTTTGGAGATGCTATCAAGTACATGAAACGTGGATTAAGAGTTACAAGAAAAGGATGGAATGGAAAAGGAATGTATCTATTCAAATCTCCAAAAGTAGGATGCCAGATGTACAAGCAGTATACAGGAAAGGATATCAATGATCTGCAAGAATTTATTGTTATGAAGGCAGCAGATGATACTTTGGTTCCATGGTTAGCATCACAGACCGATGTATTGGCAGAAGATTGGATGTTTGTTGAATAAGGAGATATTAACATGATTATTACAGGAATGGATCACTTCCAGAGTGTTTGTAAGAAGAAACTGGTGGAATGGTATCACAAGAATAGACCGGAGATCGACATTGATCTGAGTAATGTATTTGTAGTTTGGTCCTGCAAGACCTTACAGAATTACAAATGCCTTGCATCCACCACGATCAGCGGTGACGGTATCTATGCAGAATACACGTATAACGGAGACAAACAGGAGCTGTATGAGGACGTGTATAAGAAGCTGACAAATACATGCCACACAGAAGAATAAAAGCCGGAGCAATCCGGCATAAGGACCTCTAGCTCAGTTGGTCAGAGCAATCGGCTCATAACCGATCGGTCCAGGGTTCGAGTCCCTGGAGGTCCATTTAAGAAACAAGAAAGAAGGTGGTAATGTGTGAACGAAGAAAAAAACTACATATTGGCAGAATCCGATTATGTGGCCGGAATGAAGTATAAAGACATTGCTGCCAAGTATGGAGTCTCGATTAATACTGTGAAATCGTGGAAGAAACGATACGCGTGGTCGAGGAATAAAAAGACGAAAAGTACACAAAAGGGGTGCACACAAAATAAAAAGGGTGCACACAAAAAAGAAGCCGTTGCAGAGGATGTAAGTCAGGTCGTGATCAACGATGAGCTTACCGATCAGCAGCAGCTTTTTTGTTTGTATCAATCCAGGATGTTTAATTATACGAAAGCTTACATGAAAGCTTATCCTGGTTGTACTTATGCATCTGCTGCCGTTTTGGGAAGCAGGCTTATGAAGAATCAGTTGATCAGAGAAACTATTGAGCAGTTAAAACAGAATCATATGAACAGAGAGATGCTTAAGCAGGAAGATATCTTTCAGAAGTATATGGATATTGCGTTTGCTGATGTGACAGATTATGTATCGTTTGGACGAGAAAATATTCAAGTCATAGGGGCTTTTGGTCCAGTAATGGTAGAAAACAAAGAAACTGGAGAAAAGGAAGTTCTCGAAAAAGAAGTTAATACTGTGAAATTCAAACAATCTGAAGATGTTGATGGAACGCTGATCACGGAAGTGAAGCAAGGAAAAGATGGAGTGAGTATTAAGCTGGTTGATAAGATGAAAGCTTTGCAATGGCTTGCTGATCATATGGATATTGCTACAGCTGAACAAAAAGCGAAGATTGAACAGATCAGAGCTAAGACAGCGATCATGTCCGGAACATCCGAAGAAGAGACAGAAGACGATGGATTCATCGAAGCCTTAAAAGGTGAGGTGGCAGATGTATGGGAAGAAGAATAAAGAAAGCTGTCTTTAAGTTTCGGCCGTTTTCCAAGAAGCAGAAGAAGATACTTACCTGGTGGCTGCCAAATTCTCCGGTGCATAATCAAGATGGAATCATAGCAGATGGAGCGATCCGATCGGGAAAAACTATTTCTATGTGCTTATCTTTTGCAATGTGGGCAATGGAAACCTTCAACGGACAGAACTTTGGTATGTGTGGGAAAACGATCGGTTCTTTCCGGAGAAACGTACTCTTTTGGTTAAAACTCATGCTTAAGAGCCGAGGATACCACGTTGAAGACCACAGAGCCGATAATCTGGTCGTAATCCGAAAGGGCAGAAAAGAGAACTATTTCTACATCTTTGGTGGAAAAGATGAGCGATCACAGGATTTGATACAGGGTATCACACTTGCAGGAGTCTTTTTTGATGAAGTTGCATTGATGCCTGAATCTTTTGTTAACCAGGCAACAGGACGTTGTTCTGTTGATGGATCAAAATATTGGTTTAACTGTAACCCAGATGGACCTTATCACTGGTTTAAGACTAATTGGATTGATCGTGCTGAGGAAAAGAAACTTGTCTATCTGCATTTTACGATGGACGACAATCTGAGCCTATCTGAGCGAATTAAAGCACGATACCGGGCAATGTATACCGGAGTGTTTTACAAGCGCTATATCTTAGGTCTGTGGGCCGTAGCCGAGGGAATTATTTACGATATGTTTGATGTAGAAAAACATGTTGTAAAAGACCAGCAATCAGTAGTAGGCAGTAAATACGTCAGTGTCGATTATGGTACACAGAATGCGACAGTATATCTTTTGTGGGAGAAGAACCAGAAAGGTCAGTGGGTTGCTACGAAAGAATATTACTATTCTGGCCGAGATGAGACTACACAGAAGACAGATGGAGAGTACGCGGATGACATGGAAGAGTTCCTGGAAGGAATCAATGTTGAATCGATCATTGTCGATCCGGCAGCAGCATCATTCATCGCAGAACTTAAGAAACGAGGATTTAAGGTTAAGAAAGCAAAGAATGATGTTCTCGATGGGATTCGCTTTGTTGGAAATCTGTTGAATCTTGGCTTGCTACTATTCTCAGAGAATTGTAAAGAAACAATCAAAGAATTTGGCTCTTATATCTGGGATGATAAGGCATTGGAACGTGGAGAAGATAAACCAGTGAAGCAGCATGATCATTGCATGGATGCAGTGAGATATTTTGCTTACACGATCGTAAGACGTGAACGAAAATGGAGTTGATTAAATGATAAAAGAAATTATTGAGCGAATAAGGCAGGTGATAAGAAAAATGCTTGGAAAAGAAAATATAAGGGATGCGATCGGAGTTGATGTTGCCGTATCGGACAAGATGGCAAGAGAAATTGATCTCTGGTCGAAGATGTACAAAAATCAACCGCCTTGGAAACGAAAAGATCTAAAGCTTTGCGGATTGTCTGCAGCTATTGCCGGAGAATTTGCAAGGCTTGTTACATTAGAGTTAAAAACAGAGATCACAGGGAATAAGTTTCTCAATGATGAATACCAAACTGTGACTGATAACATACGAACGTATACAGAATATGCCTGTGCAAAAGGCGGACTTGCAATGAAGCCTTATGTTTCTGACGGACACATTGAAGTTGACATGGTCCAAGCTGATCACTTTTTTCCGACAAAATTTAATTCCAGAGGGGAAGTTATTGCAGCGGTTTTTATGGAAACCGTAACGATCGGGAAACAGGTATATACAAGACTGGAATATCATCAACACGATGAGAACACGACATATCATATTATGAATAAGGCTTTTGTAAGGCAGGATCTAGATAATGTTGAGGTATTGGGAAAAGAAGTACCGCTTAGTGCTGTACCGGAGTGGGCCAATCTTGAAGAAGCAGTGACAATCTTACACGTGAAGAAGCCATTATTTGCATATTTCAAAATTCCGAACGCAAATAACGTTGATGATTCATCTCCATTAGGAGTTTCTGTATATTCTAGGGCAGTCGATGATATCAAAGAAGCTGATTATCAATGGACAAGGATATTGTGGGAATATGAGGGATCTGAATTAGCAATTGATGGAGACGTTAGCTTATTTAAGCGAAAAGAAAACGGAGAATTTGACCTTCCAAAAGGAAAAGAAAGACTCTTTAGAATGATGGATTTTGACGATGACAAGGATCAGTACAAAGTGTTTGCACCGCCGATCCGTGACGAAAGCCTTATCAATGGATTCAACACGATTTTACGAAGGATTGAGTTTAATGTAGGTCTTGCCTACGGAACTTTAAGTGATCCAAACACAGTTGATAAGACTGCAGAAGAGATCAAAGCAAGCAAACAGCGATCATACAGTACTGTATCTGATATCCAGAAAGCACTGCAGAAAGCGTTAGAACAATTAGTCTATGCAATGGATGTGATTGCACAGCTTGCTAATCTAAATGGGGGCAAGAAATATGAGATTAGCTTTGACTGGGATGATTCGATCGTGATCGATAAAGAACAGGAACTGCAGAGCATGCAGCAGGATGCAACAGCCGGACTGATTCGAAAAGAAATATACATTGCTGCCAAGTATGGAGTTTCTGAGGAAGAAGCATTAAAAATGATGCCGACACAGGATGATCGTTTTAATATTCAGGAAGAGTAGGTGATCACAGATGCTTGATCCGAAGTATTTGGAACAATTCTCTGATCAGTTACTTGGTATCATCGACAGTCTGACAATAGCGATCATATCTGATATGGCTAAAAGAATTGTAAAGATGGGAAATGTATCCGAATCGACAAAGCATCAGGCGGAGGTTTTACAGAATGCAGGTCTCGTTTATAAAGATACGATCAAACGAGTGAGTCAGGTGTCTGGGTACCAGAATCGAGAAGTCGAGCGGATGTACCAGGAAGCAGGAGTCAGAAACTTAAAAAATGAAGCTGTCTATTACAAGCAGGCAGGGAAAGAAGCCGTTAAACTTGAACAGTCAAATGGAATGCAAAGGATTCTGCAGGCAAACGTCAGAAAGACATGTCAAGAATTAGATAACTTAACAATGACAACAGCCGCAAAATCACAATCTGCTTTTATTCAGGCATGTAACAAGGCACAGATGAAAGTAAGTACAGGAGCATTCAGTTATGACAAAGCCATTGCAGATGCGATTAAAGAGGCAGCAGTGCAGGGAACAGAAGTCTTATATCCATCACAGCATGTCGATAAATTAGATGTCGCGGTAAGAAGAGCTGTACTTACCGGAGTAAATCAGACTGCAGCAGAAATGAATCTGCAGTATGCAAAAGATCAGAATTGTGATTATGTTGAAACAACTGCGCATGCAGGTGCAAGACCTGAACATGCCGTATGGCAAGGGAAGGTCTTTTGTTTATCTGGGACTGATCCAAAATACGAAAACTTCTATGAAGCAACAGGATATGGAACAGGACCAGGGTTATGTGGTTGGAACTGCAGGCATAACTTCCATGCATTCTTTCCTGGAATATCAACACCGGCATATACACAGGAGATGCTAGATGATTATTCTGCAAAGAGCGTGACATACAACGACAAACAATTTACAGAGTATGAAGCAAGTCAGATGCAGAGAAGTCATGAACGACAGATCAGAGAGACAAAGAGGAAACTTGCTGGATATAATTCAGCGATCAGTGAAGCGAAAGATGATACCTTAAAAAATACTTTACAGAATCGGTTCAATGAAGAATCTGTAAGATTAAAGAAACAGGAAGCAGCACTGAAAGCTTTCTGCAAGGAAACAGGAAGGCGATATGAGTCTGCCAGAGTTCAGATCTATGCAGTGAAGAATAAAGCAGGAGATATCGTTGGATTCAATCGGAGCGTTGCGCAGAAGGCTGTATGGCAAGATCGAAAGAATACCTTTAAGAATCAAATGTCTAAACAGTTAGAAAAACTGACGAATGAAGAAAAGAAAGCGATCTTGAGATATACTGGTAATGCAGCAAACCGAGTGAACAGTGCAATATATTCTGGAAAACAGCAAAGAATTGATCAGGAAAAAGGATTTATGGACCTGTTGGATTCTGCATTAAGTAAAGGTACTGTAGAACACAAAATGGTAGTTCATCGTGATACGATTCCAGAATATTTAAATGCATTTCCAAAAGGTTTTCAATATTCCGAAGAGGATATAAAAAGAATGAATGGAATGACCTTAACGAATAAAGGTTATACATCTACATCTTTTCATGACATAATGTATCAGGGTAGAAATGTTCATCTTGAAATTGAGATCCCTAAAGGGTATAAAGGCTGTTTATATATAAAAGATGTCGCAACTGAAAAATACAAAAATCAAGAAGAAGTGTTGTTTAAACGAGGCTTTCAGTATAAAATAAAAAGTGTAAATAAAGAAAAGGACAGATACTATATCAAAGCGGAGGCTGTTTTATGAGTGGAATAGGATATTATTATGATGAAAATGGTGTGAAACAAGAAATAGAAATAGGTCCGAGTTTTGATGACTTTCCTGGAATGGCAAAAGTGACAAGTCCTATACCAATATGCCATGCATGCAGAAAAGCAGATTTTGATGAAAAAGGTTATGAAACTTTATGCAAAGTATACGGGAAGATACCAAACAAACACTTAAAGGCCAAAGATTATAACTGCCCATATTTTGATAACGAAAACAATGGATGGTATCAGTTGATAAAAGATAAAGTAGAAAAAGCGAAAGGTGAGAACAATGGATAACTTTAAAGCTGTATATAAAATCTTATCAGCATTGGAAAAAGCAATGGATTATCCAGAATTTGATATCAACGATGTTGGGCCGGAAGCCTTAGGGGTTTCCAAAGAACGCTGGGCACGATATATAGAGATGATGGTTGATGTCGGATATATCAAGGGTGTAAGTATGAAACGTGATATCACAGGAGCAACAAGGATCAATGCAAGTGATGTTAGAATTACATTAAAAGGTCTTGAGTATTTACAGGAAAATTCAATGATGAAAAAAGTATATAATGCCGTGAAAGGAATCAAGGATATAACGCCAGGTCTATAAATATGTACCATCTGATCAATATCAGGTGGTATTTTTATACGAAATTTTAAGAAAGGAGCAGTGCAGCATGAAGTCAACAGAATAGAAAGGACGGTGATCCAAATATCTCCCGGCAGCAGGGTTAAGCTGCAGAAGACACGCAGAGAGATCTGGGTGTTATTTTTATGCAAAGAAACAACATTGGTCAGCTGATCAGACCTTAAACAGTCGGTTCGTGGCGGTCGGTTACACGCCTAAAACAACCTAATACGAAAGGAGAACGAGCAACATGAAAACAGATTTTTTAAAAGGTTTAAATCTTTCCCAGGAAGTGATCGATAAGATCATGGCTGAAAACGGAAAAGATATCGCTGCAGAACAGAAAAAAGCAGAGAAAATCACTCAGGAGCGAGACAGTTATAAGCTAAAAGCAGAAAGTCTTGAAACTCAGGTAAACGATGCAAATGCAGAGATTCAGAAGTTTAAAGACATGGACATTGACGGCATCAAGCAGGCGGCAGATGATTGGAAAACAAAAGCTGAGAAAGCAAAGAGTGATGCAGATGCACAGATCTCAGAAATGAAATTTGATTATGCATTAACTGCAGCATTGACAGGAGCGAAAGCTAGAAACAGCAAAGCGGTCAAAGCGTTACTTGATATGGACGGACTGAAACTAAACGATGGAAAAATTATCGGTTTAGACGAACAGCTGTCACAGATCAAGGAAGAAAACGGCTTTTTGTTCGAAAGTGATGAACCTGCACCAACGATCGTTAAAGGAACAAATGGTGGTTCTGGCGGTATTGGTGGAAAGAAACCAAGTGAAATGACATATTCGGAACTCTGTGACTATATGGAACAGAATCCCGGAGCAGAGATTTAAATAAAGGAGTAAAAAATGGCAGGAGAAAAATTTGATTCTAAATCATTCAATCCTCAGGCATTCGGTGCCTACACAGAGAGGATTCCAAATTTAAAAAAGAACGAGCTGATCAAGTCCAGAGCCCTAAAAGGTAATCAGGATATCAAAAACACGTTCAGTTCTCAGACAGGAACAGTATATGCAGTATTGCCAATGCATGGTCTTATCGGTGGAGCAGCACAGAACTATGATGGTGAGACAGATCTTAAGTCTGAAAACACAGACACATTTGAAAGAGGTGTTGTTGTAGTTGGTCGTATGAAAGGATGGACTGAGCGAGACTTTTCAGAAGATGTTACAGGTGGTGTAAGTTTTATGGACAATGTTGCAGCACAGGTCAATGATTACAAAGCTGATCTTGATCAGACAACATTAGTAAAGATTCTGGATGGTGTCTTTGCAATGACCGGAAAAGAAAACAAAGTCTTTGTTGATAAACATACATCTGATATCACAGAAGTAACAGCAACTGACAAAGATGGAAACGTAAAGAACGTTGTACAGGCTGACACGTTAAATACAGCTTTACAGAAAGCAGCAGGAGATAATAAGTCTAAGTTTACGATCGCGATCATGCACAGTGCGGTAGCAACAAACCTTGAAAATCTGAAGCTGTTAAAATACATGACACAGACAGATGCAAATGGAGTTGAAAGAGACTTAACTCTTGCGACATGGAATGGTCGTCTGGTTCTGATCGATGATTCCATGCCAGCAGAAGAAGTTGCTGCAGTAGAAGAAAGTGGAACAAAGGGAGAGTCTGGTTATGTTGCAGCACAGGAAGCTTACACAAAATATACAACTTATGTATTAGGTGATGGGGCTTTTGACTATGAAGATATCGGCGCAAAGGTGCCATATGAAATGCATCGTGATCCAAAAACACATGGTGGAGAAGATACTCTGTATATGAGACAGAGAAAAGTATTTGCACCATACGGAATTTCGTTTACTAGAAAATCTATGGCTGCAAAATCCCCAACAGATGCAGAACTTGCTGATGGATCTAACTGGACACTGGTTGATAACGGAAAAACAAATTCCGATAAGAAAGTGATCGATCACAAAGCAATTCCAATCGCAAGAATCATTTCCAGAGGGTAGGCGGTGATCCGGTATGGTGGAATATGCAGACAGGGATTTTTATGAAAATACATTTCATGGCGAGATCATACTGGAGAAAGCTTTCCCTAGTATGATCTTAAAGGCGAGTATCTTTGTGAAGTTTCTTACTTTTTCCAGAGTCGATGATATGACAGAGATTCCAGAAGAGGTAAGCTTGGCCATATGTGCGATAGCAGATGTGATGTATCAGGATGGAATGAGAAAAGATGATGCAGGAAGGGAGATTGCAAGTGAGAACAACGATGGATACAGCGTAAGTTTTGTGACGAGTCAGAGCAAAACAACAGGCACTGTGGAGCATCGTTGTAAGAAAGCAGCATATCCTTATCTTGCACATACGGGACTCTTGTACAGGGGGTGTGGACCATATGATGACAAATGCAGATCTGACGATCTATAACAATCGTGGAGTTGATAAAAAGACAGCACGAAAGCTTTATTTAAAGACTCAGATCAAAGGTGTCAGTTTTTACACAAAGCAGCAGACAACTGTTACCGATCAGGGACTTAGTTCTGCAGATATGTATCAGATCCGCATTCCTTTATCTGCAGATACGGAAGGGAAAGAATACATTGATGCTGATAAGTATCGGGAATTATCTGCAGAAGAAGCAGAAAAATACTGGACGATCAATAACGGAGATCTGTTTGGAAAAGGATTGTTAGAAGATTTTGAGAAAGAATCAGAATTTTTAAAGCAGCAGCACACAGGAAAAGTATTATCGTTTTCGGATAACCGGAGAGGAAGTTTGCCACATTGGAGAATCGGAGGTGCTTAAATATGGGAACACAAGTTAAAGTCGAACTTTCGCCCGATCAGATCTTAAAGACAAGAGGTCTTCAAGTTGGTGGACCCGCACAAAGATTTTTTACCGGAGAGTTCCGAAGAAAGATGGATCCATATGTTCCATTTTTAACCGGAGTATTAAAAGATACTGCAATAGAAAATGTGGACTCAATCCAGTTTGTAACTCCATATGCACAAAAGCAATATCACGAGAACAAAGGGAATGGACTTCGTGGCAAAGAATGGGATCAAAGATGTTGGGCAGACAATGGAGATCAGATTGTTCAGTCTGTTGCAGATTTTGTAGGAGGTAAAGCAGAATGAGTGTGATCGCAAGTGTGAGAGCATTTATCCAGGACTATCCAGGATTATCAGCATTCGATGATCTGGTGGGCGTGGAACATCTTCCGGAGGATACAAAAAGTTATGCGATTGAAGCATCTGTAACATCACAGCCAATCAAAAGGCGGTATATTAACGGTGACACAGAACGCCGTTTTAATTTTGTCCTGGCAAGCCGTGAGTACTTCGGGGCAGACGTTGCAGAGAATATTGACGTAGCAGAGTTTTACGAAGATTTCTCAGACTGGTTGGAACGATGCACGATCAATAACGAACTTCCGGAAATGGATAAAGGAAAAAGAGCAATTAAAATACAGGCACTGACAAATGGCTATGTGTTTAACGCAGATGCGACTAAAGCACAGTATCAGATTCAGTGCCAATTAATTTATTATCAGAAATTAGGAGGAATATAAAATGGCAGAAACAGCAAGCAAAACAGTAAAACAGCGTTATCAGGAAGCATCTTATTTAAAGGTGTCTGAAGCGTTCGAATTAATGGGAACTGGTTTTACAGAGTTGAACGAAGATCCAGGAGCACAGACAACGAGCAAAAAATATATCAATGATAAATCATCCACATCAAGCATTACAAGTTATGAAGGTGAGCACGGATTTACAGCCGATCAGATTCCAAGCGAAAAGGTCATTAAAGATCTGGTCAGTATTGGTAAAGAGAGAAAAACAGGAGCAGATGCAGAACGTGAATTTGTTCGCGTTGATCTGGATGAAAAAGTAGAAGGAGATACCACTGGGACAGTATTCAAAGCACGTATGTTTACCGTAGCTGCTGAAATTTCAAGTTTCTCTGATAATGACGGAGAATTACAGGTTGAGGGAACACTTCACGACAAAGGAGATCCTGTTATGGGTAAATTTGATACAAAGACAAAGACATTTACACCGGATTCAGCGACAGAGTAAACGAAAGCGAAGCGAAGATTGGAATTAGAATTAAGGAGTAAGATATATGTTTATTTGGAATGGAGAGAAGCTTGCATTTAATTTTCTGGATGCAGATATGATGAAGAAGTTTAATGATGCAAGCAAAGAGATGTGGAAGGAACTTGGAGAGTACGAAGAAAAGAATGTAAAAGATGGAATGATGGGTCCAGAAGGCGTTGCAAACGAGTCAGAAATCATGAGTAGGTTTTTTGATGCAGTATTTGGAGAAGGTTCTGCAGATAAAATCTTTACTGCTAAACATGATCTGACAGAAAGAACGAAAGCAGTTAAGAAGCTTTATTCTATCAGAGATTCACAGTTAGCAGATCATGAAAAGAGAGTCAATGAACTGTCTAAGTTGTTAGGAGCTGAATGATCAGAAGAGAACTCCCGGTGTCAGTAGATATCGGGAGTGAAACATATAAGATTGATGCTGATTTCAGAACAATCATGAATGTTGAAGGGATTATCTTTGGAAAAAAAGTTACAGATGATCAAAAGAAGTTTGCAGCAGAGATGATGAAAGAGATCGATATTGAAGAAAAAGATGCGATTCAAAATGCAAAATATTATGATGCGCTAAAGCTCTTTTACAAAGATAATGTTCCGGATGATCTGGAAGAAGCTATGGAAAAAATGCTGTGGTTTTATTCCTGTGGTAAGGAAGATAAACAATCAAAAACAAAAACAAAGAAAAAAGTGATCAGCTTTGAATATGATTTTGATTATATCAATGCAGGGTTTATGCAGGATTATAAGATTGATCTGTTTGAAGTTGATTTCTTGCATTGGTGGAAGTTCATGTCATTATTTAGTGCCCTGCATGATGATTGCAAAATCTGTGAGATCATTGGATATCGCGGGGCAGAGTTAAAGAATTTTGACAAAGAACAGAGAAAAAGGATAAGGGAGATGCAAAAAATCTATGCACTTCCGGATGAGATAAGCAAAGAAGAAAAGAAGAGGCAGGATGAGATAACACAGATACTGCTAAATGGCGGTGATCTGTCAGGAATATTGTGATAAGAGAAGCGAACAGGCGAGAGCTTGGATCTGCAGGTTGAGCACCCAGGACGTCAAATAGCTTAGAAACTTTAGAATTTTAGTTATTTGACGAGGTGAAGACATGGCAGATGGTACAGTTACAATAGAAACCAAACTGGATAATTCTGGTGCAGAAAAAGGATTAAACGATCTTAAGAAAGAAGTTGAGTCTTCTTCTAAGAGTACAGCACAGGAGATAGATAAAGCTTCTGATCAGGCACAAAAGAGTGTAGAAGAAGTTGCTAAGTCAGCAGAGAAAACCGGAAAACAAGTAGAAAAGAGTGCAAAGGATTCAGCATCGAAAGCAGGACAGGCAGCCAAACAAGGAGCTGATTCAGCAGCAAAAGGAACAGAATCCGCATCTACGAAGATGCAGCAGTCTCATAAAAAGGTAAAGGATACTGCAAAAGAAAGTGCAGATGGCGCAAAAAAGTCTTGGGAAGAATCTAATCAAAGTACAGTAGCAAGTACAGAGAGTGCAACATCAAAGATGGCCGGATTGATGAAAAAATCTGCAGCAGTAATTGGAGTTGCATCTGTGGCGGCCGCAAAAAAGACGATCGATGTAGGCAAGTCTTTTGAAGCAGGAATGAGCGAGGTCCAGGCGATCTCCGGAGCATCTGGAAAAGACCTGGAAAAGCTATCTGCAAAAGCAAAGCAGATGGGAGCTACAACGAAGTTCTCTGCTACAGAGTCAGCTACAGCACTTAAGTACATGGCTATGGCAGGATGGAAAACAAATCAGATGGTTTCTGGATTGTCTGGTGTTATGAACTTAGCTGCAGCCTCCGGAGAAGATCTTGGAACAGTATCTGACATTGTAACAGACTCAATGACCGCTTTTGGATTGAAAGCAAAGGACTCTGGACATTTTGCCGATGTACTGGCGAAAGCATCTAGTAGTTCTAATACAAATGTTGCAATGATGGGAGAAACCTTTAAATACGTTGCACCTTTGGCCGGATCCATGAAATACAGTATTGAAGATACAGCTACAGCAATTGGACTGATGGCAAATGCCGGAATCAAGGGATCACAGGCAGGTACAGAGTTAAGATCTATCCTGACGCGACTTGTAAAACCGCCAACAGATGCAGCGGCAGCATTGAGTGCTTTGGGTATCAGCACAACAAAAGCTGATGGATCCATGAAGCCAATGAGACAGACGATGGCGGAATTAAGAGAAAAGTTCTCTGGATTAACAGATAGTCAGAAATCCCAGTATGCTGCAGCTATTGCAGGACAGGAAGCAATGTCTGGTCTGCTAGCGATCGTAAATGCATCTGATTCCGATTTCAATAAACTGCAGAAGGCAATTGATAATTCTTCCGGTGCAGCCAAGAAACAGGCAGATGTCATGAACAATAATCTGCAGGGAGCATTGTATGATCTTGGGTCGGCAGCAGAAGCGGTGGGAATTGGTATCTATGAAGATATTAAGACACCTTTAACAAAAGCCGTTGGTGTTGGGACAAAGCAATTAAGAATCCTATCTAGCAAATTAAAAAAGGGTGGAATAAAAGAAATTGTTCCGAAGGAAGCTATAAATACCGTTGAAAATCTTGGAAAAGTGGCTATGGTAACCGGCAAAGGTGGAGTAAAAGTATTGGCCGCTTCTACAAAACTGCTTGGGGACAACATGGGCGTAGTTATTCCGCTTGCGACATCATTCATGGGTGCCTGGGCCGGAGTTAAAGTTTTCAACACTGCATCTAAAGGAGTTACAGCATTAACTACAGCTTTTAGTGCCTTAAAAACAATGGAGCAGGCAAATGCAATCACCTTAGTGGCACAACAGGGTGGTTTGACCGCATTGCAGACAGTTGTTGGAATCTCTACAGGTAAGATTTCTCTTGCGACAGCAGCAACAGGAGCTTTTAATGCAGCATGTACAGCACTTGGCGGTCCAGTAGGTTTAGGAGTTGTTGCAGTAGGTGCTTTAGTAGCAGGAGTCGCAGCATACACACTGACACAGAAAAAAGCGGTTACAGAAGCAGATCGATACTATTCTTCGTGCACAAAACTCAAAAAGAAACAAGAAGAGATGGCAGCATCGATCAAGAGCTTACATAAAGAAAATCAGAAAAATGTAGATTCTGCACGTGCAAATGGTGTTCAGGCAGATCAGTTGTATCAGAGATTAACAAAACTGATGAATGTTGAGCATAAGAGCGCTGGGACAAAAGCACAGATTGTAAGTGTAGTTAAACAATTAAATGAATTATTACCAGGGCTGAATCTTGAGTATGACAAAGAAGCAGATAAGCTAAATAAGTCTACTTCTGCGATCAAGAAAAACATCGCAGCATTGAAAGAACAGGCAATGGCCAAGGCTTATCAAAAAGGCATGGAAAGTGCAGCATCTAAAGTAGCCAAAGCCGATATTGAGAATGAAAAAGCTATCAAGAAAAAGACGGAAGCAACAAACAAATATAATGCCGCTGTTGAAAAAATGAATCAGGTTACCGCAAAGGTAAATCAGGGAAAGATAACAACAAGCAGTGATGAATATAAGAAAGCTTCTAATGATCTGACAAAATACTATGATGCAATGATGACAGCCAATAAGGCGGTTGAGCAAAGTGGTAAAAACTTAAATGCAGCACAAAAAGAACTGACTGCATACACAGACAAATATACAGCACAGGCAAATTATACAGAGTATCTGAAATCTTTAGATGATCTGGCCAAACAGGCAAAGATTAAAGCGAGTGATATTCCAAAATCTGTTGGAGAGGGAATCAAACAGGGTGTTTATGCAAATCCAACATCTGGAAAAGAATTAAAGAGCTTGATCAAATTAGATGATCTGGTTAATTCCGATCAGTTGGCCAAGATGCAAGAACAAGGTATGAAGATACCACAGTATCTGTCAAAAGGGATTTCTGATGGATCTATATCATTTAAGAGTGCTGCAAAACAGATGCAGAATGCGATCAATTGGACCGATCTGATCCAAAAGGCAAAGGATGCAGGTGTTAAAGTTCCTGATAGCGTAGCGCAAGGAATTAGTTCCGGACAATATGCGGTCCCTACGTCTGTGCAGGCAGTAAAAAATCTTGTCACGTTCGAAGATCTGAAAGCTAAGGCACAGCAAGGTGGTATACAGGTACCGGACTATTTAGCAAATGCGATCACATCTGGTAGTGGAAAACCGAAAGAAGCAGCGGCCGCATTAAGTCGTATGATTTCTTTCCAGGAAGCAATAACAAAAGCAGGAATTGATGGATCTAAGATTCCAACAGAACTTGCAACGAAAGTTGCACAAGGAAAGACGCCGGTTCAAGATGCAATCAAAGAACTAACAAAGATAGACTTATCTGGAGATCAGAATGCATTTGGTCTTACAAAAGCTATTGATAGTACAGCACAAAAGACAAAAAGCCAGGCAACAAAGATAAAAAACAGTTTAAAAATCGGCAAGGTAGATAATTCAGCTGCAGCAAGCTCGTTTGATGCTATTGCAACCAAAACAGGAAAAGCAGCTACTACAGTTAAGAAAAATAGCACAGCAATTAAAAAAGCAAGTAAGATTACTGCTACGAATAATTCAAGTGCCGGAGTTCAATCGTTTAATAGTTATTTATCTTCTTTTTCAAAAGGATCTGGTAAAGCAAAATCAGCTGCAGATAAAATCAGCAAAACAACCGCAGCAGGGCTTGCTTCTGGTTCGGGCAAAGCAAAAACAGCCGGCGGAAAGATGACATCGGAATTTTCTAAAGGGATCACAGCAAAGTCCGGAACAGTAAAATCTGCCGGTTCAAAAGTATCTAAAGCAGGTTCTTCCGGAGCAAGTGCGCAGAAATCTTCTTTTGTATCCGTTGGTGGTAATTTATCTCTTGGATTAGCATCTGGTATCAGATCAAACTCTGATGCTGTATCAGCAGCCGCAAGAGAAGCGGTAAGAGCTGCAGTTGCAGCCGCAAAAGCAGAAGGTGAGATTCATTCGCCATCCCGTGTCATGGAAAGTGACGTAGGAAAATGGATGCCGTTAGGAATGGCAGTAGGTATCCGAAAGCATACCAAAGATGTAGAAAATGCTTCTGGAGAGATGGCAAATGCATCCGTAGAAGCTACAGCCACAGCCTTAGGAATCCATTCACCATCTCGTGTATATAAAGATGCGATTGGAAAGAATATTCCAAAAGGTGTGGCAAAGGGCGTTAGAGAAGGGCAGACAGAACTCAATGCAGAAATGAAGCTTTCTGTGAATGAAGCATTATCTGCAGCTAAGACTGCATCCAAGAAAGGAAATTATTCCGATATCGGGAACAACCTAGTGTCTGGTATATCTGAAGCACTCAACACAGCAAAGTCAAGATCATCAGAAACCGTACAAGAAATCATTAATCAGCAGACAAGTAAGGTTTCCTCTAAGCACGATAAGGAAGAGCAGAAGTTACAAGATAAAATCAGCAAAACTAAGAACAAGAAAGAAAAAGCGCGATTAAAGAAACAGCTGAAAAATCTAAAAGCAAAAAACAATGCAGAAGAAAAGCAGTTAAAAACTGCCGGAGAGAAAACTGCAGCAGCTTACAATGATGCATTTGAGAAAGAAGCTGATCGATTAAACAAGATTGCACAGGAAAAGTTACAAGACTTATCTGATGAATATCAGGAAGCGTATAACAACATCAAGAGCAAGATGGACAGTTTAACTGATAAACAGCAATCTTGGGGAAATATCTATAACCTTGATCAGAATATCATGGACATTGAAAAGTATCAAAAGAACTTGAAGTTGCTAGAAAACAAGATTCCTGAGTCTATGATGGAAAAGATTCTCGGAATGGATATTGATGCAGGAAACGCTTATATGGCATGGTTCCAGCATATGTCAGAAACTGAACAGCAGGCTTACATTAATAAGTGGAATCAGCAGCAGAATATGTCCAAAACATTTTCTGAAAACTTCTTTGGAGATGATCTCGCAAAACTTCAGGCAAATTATGAATCTGAAATGAAAACAGTAACGGATGATCTGCAGAAAGAGATGAAACAGGCAGGAGTTAATATTGCCAAGGGATTAACTGCAGGTATGGAAAGCGAAACCAGAAACCTCAGCAAATCCATGAAGAAAATCTGCCAGAATATTATTAAGACAGCCAAAAAGACACTTAAGATTCATTCCCCATCTCGAGAATTTGCAAAGATTGGTTCTTATGATATTCAGGGAGCAATCAAAGGACATGAAAAAGAAGCGCCAAATCTGTATAAACAAATGGGAACGATTTCTCAGAACATGGCACAGAAATTTGCGAAAGCGAAGTTGAATGTTCAAGATATTCAGTCAAGGATGCAGGATGCGATCAACCTGCAGATGCAGACGATCACAACAAGAATGCAGCCAGTTGTGCAAACAGAATCATCTGATGGAACGCCATCAGTAGTTTATACTGGACCAGAACGAATTGAAGTTCCAGTGATCGTAGATGGACGAGAAATTACAAGAATGATTGCTCCGTATATGGATACAGAGCTGAATACGATTGCAACCAGAAAATCAAGAGGAGGTGTGTAAAATGGCAGGCGGAGCATTAGGAGTAATGATTGGAGAAAAACATACATTGAGAGATTGGAACCTTGGATGGACTGCGATCACTCTTGGTTTTCCAGAGCCAAAAACTTATGAACAGGATATTCCAGGGGCAGACGGAACACTGGATATCACAGAAGCGATTACTGGCGGAGATGTGAAGTATAAAAACCGAAACATCTCTTTAGAGTTTGAAACTCCGGACGAAGATTTCTTTCAGTGGGGAATGTGCATTTCTGAAATTGCAAATTATCTTGTGGGTAAGAGGGTGAAGATCATATTCGATACAGATCCTAGTTTTTATTATATTGGAAGATTCACAATTGACGTTGAAAAAACTGACAGAGTAAATGGAAAACTTGTGATTTCAGGAGATGTCGATCCGTATAAGTATGAAAGATATTCATCCCTTGAAGACTGGAAATGGGATACCTTTAATTTTGAAACAGATATTATAAGAGAATATAAGGATATTAAAGTCGATGGAGAGTATCAGTTATGTATTTCAGGAAGAAGAAAACGGGTCATTCCAGTGATTGAATGTAATACGGCAATGAAAGTCAGTTTCAATGATACGGAATATTCACTTCTCGCAGGTAGAAATAAAGTATTTAACATCTGGTTGACGGAAGGAGATAATATTTTAACGTTCAAAGGAACTGGCGTTATTTCAATCGATTATCGAGGAGGCAGTTTGTAAATGTATAGAATATTGTGTGATGGGAAAGTGCTGCATGATATTCGTGATCCGGATTATCAAGTGCTTTCACCGAAAATTTCATTGGAGTTAAACAAAACGGGGAATCTAGATTTTGGTATGCTTTCAACACATCCTCATGTAAATGGCATAAACAAATTAAAATCTAAGATCGAAGTGTATGAGGATGATGAATTATTGTTTTCTGGAAGAAGTCTGACAAATGAACAAGACTTCAAAAACACTGGCCAGATTTCCTGTGAAGGGGAGCTTGCTTTTTTGTTAGATTCAGTACAACGTGCACATGATTATGGTACCGAAACAACAGAAATAGGTCAGGCAGATACAAATGTCAAAATATTCAAAAGGCTAATTGAAGAACATAACGCGCAGGTAGAAGAAGAAAAGCGTTTTACAATTGGAGTAATTGATATAGATAGCGTAACCATTACAAAATTGTCTACGAACTATGAAAAGACATGGGATTTTCTTAGTTCTAATTTTTTAGGTAAATATGACGGCTATCTTCGAGTAAGGCATGAAAACGGAATCCGATATCTTGACTATGTAAAACAATATGGGAAAGTAAGTAATCAAGTGATCCGTTTTGGAGAGAATCTGCTTGATCTAAAGAAGTATTCGAAGGCAGAAGATATTAAAACAGCGATCATCCCGCTGGGAGCAGTTGTTGATAATAAAAATGTCGATATTAAAGCGGCAAATGGCCATGATGGGACAGATTATGTATATAACCAAGAAGCGGTAAATTTATATGGATGGATTTATGATAAGGTTGATTTTTCGGATATTTATGATCCAGACACATTATTAGAAGAAGCCAAGAAATATCTGCAAACGTGTATCAATCTGGCAATTACAATTGAACTTACTGCAGTGGATCTTCATATGATTGATGTAGATATAAATTCTATCAGGTTGGGAGATCTTGTTCCTTGTATTTCGACACAACACGGAATCATGAGTACGTTTGGAGATGTGAGTACGTATTATCTTGTAAGTAAATATGAACTAGATCTTGAGAATCCAACAAATAATAAAATAACTCTTGGAAGAACAATCAGTACATTGACAGACAAACAGGTAAACGATTCTGTAAATTTAAAGGCTCAGATAAGTGAAGTTAGAACAGAAATGTACAACCTTCCAGGATTAAGCCTGGAACCAATCACAAATGAAGTTTTAGAGGGAATCTTAAATTAAAGGAGAAAACAATGGCAGATAATAATTATCTTGATCAAAACGGAGTCTTATATCTCTGGCAGAAGATAGTAGCAAAGATAACGAATATGATCGCAAATAAAGTAGACAAAGTAGATGGCAAAGGATTATCTACAAATGATTATACAACAGCAGAAAAAACAAAGCTTGCAGGAATCGCGGAAGGGGCGAATAAATATGCACATCCTACGAGTTCAGGAAACAAGCATATTCCTGCCGGCGGTAGCTCTGGGCAGATTCTAAGATGGAGTTCAGAAGGAACGGCGGCATGGGGCGCGGACAACAATACAACTTATAGTGATTTTAAAGGAGCCACGGATTCTGCATCTGGTGCACATGGATTAGTGCCGGCTCCAAGTACTGGAGATAATGAAGCGTTTTTAAGCGGTAGTGGTGATTGGAAACGATTAGATTTAATATTGGGTGTTAACCCTGAAAAGCATAAGATGATTATAGGATTGGGAAATAATACATCTTCCAACATCCTTATGCACACATCAGTAGAATTGCCAACTGCGGATGCTAGCATTCCAGGGCTCATGTCCCACACAGATAAGGCAAAACTCGATGATCTTCCAACAAATGCGGCCCTATCAAGCACATACGCAAAGAAATCCGATATTACTGGTGTGTATAAATATAGAGGGTCTGTGGCAACAGAAGATAAATTGCCAACATCTGGACAAACAACAGGAGATGTTTATGATATTGTAGCAGCATCATCTTATGGAGCTGCAGGGATGAATGTTGCATGGAACGGAAAAGCGTGGGATGCGCTAGGGGAAAAATTCCAAATATCTGCGATCACGAACACATGGATGGATACAAATCTTACATAAGGAATGGTGATTAGATGGCAAGTTATTTAGATGAAACAGGACTTTTAAAGCTGTGGAGTAAAATAAAATCGTATATAAGTAACGCAACCGCAGGAGCGGCAAAAAAAATAGCAACTGCAAGAAATATTTCATTAACTGGGGACGCTTCTGGATCGGCAGTTTTTGATGGAAGTTCTAATATTTCTATAAATACGACGGTTAGGAAAACTTGTTTTGTTGGGAGTGATAACGCAAGCACAAATGGGTGGTACAAAGTGGCTTCTCAGACAATGTCTGGTTATGGAGACAGTAATATTATTTTTGCAGTAACATCTACATACGGAAACTACAAAACAGGAATATTCAGTTTGCAGATTCGTTCAGATAATACATCAATCTGGTGTCCTGTTGCAAAATGGTTGGTTAGAAATGGTTTTGGAACAGGTGACATAAGAATAGTTATAAATGGAATGACTTATACAATGTATGTATATAAAGATATTACTCAATATGGAAGGATACAGTTTGAAATATTATCTGAAAGTAGTATTCATGCAAGAAATTCGGGTATAACGCTTTATAACAGCAGCACAAAGGAAAGCACAGAGCCATCTGCGACTGTAAAATCAAGTGATGGTGGAACAGTAGCTGTTGCCAATAGTGCAGGCGCTGCTTCTAAACTAGATACATCAGCAGGATCAGCAACACAACCTGTTTTTTTTAGTAATGGAAAACCGTCAGCTTGTTCTTATACTTTAGGAAAATCAGTTCCAAGCAATGCGGTATTTACAGACACTAATACGTGGCGTGGAATCCAGAATAATTTGACATCAGATGCAACAGACCAATCACTCAGTGCTGCACAAGGGAAAGCTTTGAATACAAATCTAACGAGCCATGCAGGAAGCAAAAGCAATCCTCACGGAGTCACAAAGTCTCAAGTAGGATTAGGAAATGTTGAAAATAAATCCAGCGCAACAATCAGAGGAGAAATGACTGCATCAAACGTAAACACAGCGTTAGGTTATACGGCTGCAAAACAGACAGACGCAAACAAGGCGATTACAGGAATTTCTGCGAGCGGAACAACTCTTGTATTGACACAATTAGATGGAACAACAAAATACGTAACAGCAGAACTTGTAAAAGGACAGATGATCTATTGCTGCAGTAACAGTGAAGATCAGATTTATTGTTGTTAAATGAAAAGGAGATAAAAAATGGCATATACAAAGAAAACATGGGTAAAGGGGAATACACCTTTGTCAGCAGAAAATTTTAATCATATGGAGCAGGGGATTGCGGATGCACATAGTGATATTGCGCAGCTAAATTCTGATACTGCATCAGATTTTAGAATAAACGCAAATGGGAACTTGAAGACATACTTAAATATGTTCAAAGTTGGCAAAGAACTTGTCATTATGGGTGGTATTGATGTACCGTTTGAATGGTTTCCATCGTATTCGTTTCTTGCAATAGAAGGATTAATCGCTGCAAAGGCAGAATCTGGCATGTTAGTTCCTGTACAAGCTACTGGACAGGAAATTACTCTCTTGCAACTTCCAAAAGGTTCTAATGCAATCACAATAAATTCACACATGCCAAAAGGATTTTATTATATTTCAATGGCGATTGATATTTTAAATTATTGATTCTTTTTTAATAACAAAGTAATTATTCCTGATAATTTAATAGTAACTGAGGAAGTATTATGAAAATAGTACCAATTTGTTTCTGTATCTAAATGATCAATTACCCATGAATGGTATTCTCCAGTTATACTTGCTAGTGCAGAAACAAGAGTGTATCCACTTGGAATATCGATACCAATAAACTTATCAGTGTTAGGCTGTATTTCTAAATTAGAAAAGTTTATTTGCGAATAATGCAATAATTCAGAATTTAGCTGCGGAAGTCTACGAATCCTCCGCAGCGGAAAAGAGTATAATGCGCACATAACACACAAAGGAGAAAGTTTATGCGTGACAGAATTATAAGCAATGTTTTGATTAAAATGGGCAATAGAATCAAGAAAAAAGAGCTAGATTATCTTGAAAATGTGCTGGTAGAAGAGTTCCGAGATGTACAGATTAAGAAAGAATCGACGGAATTGACGGAATACAATGACAGTTTAAGGAAGCTAAAAGATACGTTCCTTGCGACGCTGATTGTAGAAAATAAATCCAACAGAACGATTGAACAGTATAATTTACATTTAACACAATTTGTAGATTATTTCACTGGAAAAGAAGCAAAAGACATAGATGCAACCGATATTCGGGGATTTCTATATGCGTATAAGCAAAGCAGAGGCATATCGAATTTATCCTTAAACAATAAGCGATCAGCGATATCTTCGTTTTTTAGTTGGCTGACTGATGAGGAGTACATCGACAAAGATCCAACTCGAAAAATTAAGAAAATCAAAGTAACAAAGAAAAAGAAGAAGGCGTTTACAGCTGATGAAATGGAACGTATGCGTATAGCATGTACGGATATTCGTGATCGGGCGTTGATAGAGATGTTAGCATCCACAGGTTGTCGTGTCTCAGAATTAAGCAGTATAAAGCTAAACGATATAGATTTTATTCGAAAGAAAGTGCGGATCATTGGTAAAGGAGATAAAGAGCGAACAGTGTTTATATCAGATCAGGCAATGATTTATCTGAATAGATATTTAGAAACCAGAAAAGATAATAACATTTCACTTTTTGTTTCTAAGAGGTATCCATATGGTCAATTAAGAAAAGACGGAATTGAGCGAATTGTAAGAAATTTAGGAAAATCATGTAATGTATATGCACATCCGCATAAATTCCGACGGACGTTATGTACGCAATTGATTAAACGAGGCATGCCGCTTCAGGATGTTGCGATCTTGTTAGGTCATGCAGACATTAATATGACTGCTGGTACATACTATGATGCTTCGGACGATATGATTGAATATGAATATATTCGTTATGCAGCTTAAATAATAATCAATCTAATATAAACTATTAAATCTGCTAAAAAGGGAAGGAGATTTTATTTTTATGCAAAAAATTAAAGTTAGGAGCAGATCTCCATGTAGTTGTTCCAGAAAATATGAAAATTAGACAGCAACAGCACAACTAAATTCTGATTACGATACAATCATAGTAGGAACATCTGTTTCGACAACAAGTCAAACAATTAATCATTATGGTGATCGAAAACTAAGTGATTACAAATTTATTGTGTTTGCGTTCGGTGCTAGTGATGATGATATTCGCAGTATTGTAACTGTTCCAAGGGTTATCTTCGAAAAAATAGGAAAATCCTATAGCTTCGTGGCTCATGGTTCGAATGACAGCACGATATCTGCAGTATCGTTTACATATGCAAGCGATACTGCTACAACTGTAAAACTGTCTGCTGATCATGGCGTTAAATACATAAGAGTTTTTGGGATTAAATAAAATTTCATATAATTTAACTAAATTGTATAAAATACCTAGGAACTGTAAACATAGCAATGACTATACTGGTAGACGTACTGTCTTTGCATCGCACATTTATCTGTCCGTTTCTGGCGTTTATGTAGCCGGTATTTCCGTATGGAGTCCAGCTTCCGTCAATGATTTCGCAAGGAGCGAAAACTTCATTTTTTAAAGTGATACCATTAGGTAAATCTAATAAAGTTTGAGTTGTATTTCCACCTGTCAAACTTTTGCTTTTTCTGATATAAAACATAGCACACTGGCTATTTATTTCTATGCTGATTCCATCAGTAGAATAAGTTTTGTATTCTTTATCAGAATTTAGCTGTGCTGTTGTGCATTGTAGGAAGGAGAAACAACATATGATTGATATAACAAAAGTTTTAAATGATATATTGAAAGCAGTTCTGGGAAAGGATGTACGGCAGGCAATTCATGACGGCGTTAAACGAAGCAATGAGATTGCAAACGATTGTGATAAAAGACAGAGTGATCTCGAGAATCAATATGAGCAATTGGTTAAAAACTTTAGCTCTTCATCTCCATCAGATGTAGAAATTGTTGATGCGAGAACAGGACCAGATGGAACTGTATATGGAACTCTCAGAAAACGATTAGAAGATCCAAGATGTTCATAAAGGAGCTAAATATGGAAATCAGAGCAGGACCCACAGCGGTCTTATTTTTATGCAACAATTTAATGAAGCAATGATATTAGAAAGGAGCGTTATGGCAAATGATGAATACTTAAGACGGCATGAACATGAAGAGTTTGCCAAAGGTGTAGATCGTGAGCAAGTAAGACAAAACAAAAGAATTGCCGATCTGGAGGTTGCAACAAAGCAGATCAACGATCTTACATTGTCAGTTCAAAAACTTGCAATCAACATGGAGCATATGCTCGTGAATCAAACAGAGCAGAACAAACGACTGGAAGAGCTGGAAAACCGAGACGGGGAGAAATGGAGAAGCATTTCTATGTATGTCCTAACTGCACTAATCGGAGCGGTGATCGGATTTGCACTCAAACAAGTTGGAATCTAAGAAGGAGAGATAAGATGAAAGAATTATTTGAACAGAATAAAGGACTATTTTTAGCAGTAATCACAATTTTGATTGCTGTTTTTTTAATTAAGAAACTGATCGATTATATTACAAAGAAAGGACTGGAAGGAATCAGACTGGATGTTTACAAACTGTTTGTAGAAGCAGAGAAAACATTCATTGCATCAGGACAGGGACAGCAGAAATTTGACTATGTAATTAGATTAGCCAGATCAATGTTGCCTAAACCGGTTCAGGTGTTTGTCAGCGAAAAAATGTTAAAAGAAATCGTGCAGCTGTGGTTTGATGGAGTTAAGGATTTGCTGGATGACGGCAAATTGAACAATTCAGTGTTTGGTTTAGAAGATGTAGAAGAAGTCAGTAAAGAAGATAAGATCAATCATACGATGGAGCTAGATGACGGAACATGGACAAATTATGCAGAGAACCCATTGCCGGAGACTGACTTAGAGAACACAGCAGACCAGGAACAGGAGGTGTAGGCATATGAGAATCGCATTAACAGTAGGACACAGCTTACTTAAAAATGGATCATACACATCTGCAAGTGGAGAAGATTGCGGAGGAGTAAACGAGTATAAGTACAATAAAAAGCTGATGAAGAAGGTAAAAGAATATCTGGAGAGTGACGGACACAGTGTTGATCTGTATATCTGCCCAGAGAAAGTATTCACGGCTGCATCCCAGGAAAAATCCTGGAAGCTGACACGCTTAAATGCTAAAAACTATGATCTCGTCGTAGAAGGTCATTTGAATTGCTATAACGGAAAAGCACATGGAACAGAAGTATTATATGTTTCCGAAAATGGTAAGAAGTACGCAAAGAGAGTACAGAAGAAACTCGTATCCGCTGGATTTACAGATCGTGACGTGCAGAAGAGAACGAACCTGTATATGTTGAATAGCACAAAGGCAACGACGATCATGACAGAGAGCTTTTTCTGTGATTCCAAGTCTGATTATGCAATCGGTAAAGCTGTAAATAAGATCTCCAAGTTGATTGCAGAAGGAATCTGTAATAAAAAGCTGGGAACAGCTACCA